GTCTTGACCATGGCGGTGCAGTTTTAATCATCTGATCATAATGCTCAGGGTTTTTGACCAGTTGATAAACTCCCATGTTTAGCAAGTCTATTTTAAAATAGCCACGTTGCTCTGCTTCTTCGTAGTCTATTGCGGCACAGTTATTAACTGGATCATAAGGTATACCTGTGACGTACACACCTGAATTATGTTTACGCACTTTATCGTTTACTGTTTGTCGTGCTGGAACATGCCGGATTAATTTTAGCACCTGGTCTCTGTCAGCAAAATCAATGTCAATGTCTGCGCTCATTCTTCTTCTACCAATTATTGGTATAAAAACTAGGCCAATTTGAATAATTGTTATTGACCTGTAGCCCTGCGCCTGGTGCTATGTTTTTAATCATTTATAATCCTTTTCAACACTGACTCAAATTCTAAAAACATCTTATCTGCAAAATGATTTAAATTTAAAAAGTTTTTTGCATTATGGTCTGCAATTGACTGTAGCTTTTCTTGATTGGCAGACCAATCAAAGTTCTTTAAATTATTACACAAATCCACAACTTTGTCAATGCGTTTTTGATAGTTTGGCTCACTATCATAACTCTCATCCCAGAGTTCCTGGTATGTTTTAAAACCCAAAGTGTGTAGATTTTTTATAAAATCTTGTGTGGCCACAACTACAAAAGGCATGCCAGTAATTAAAGTTTTAATTATTTTTTCTGAAGGTAAAAAACTATGGTCAACAGTGATGTCAGTTTCAACTACTAGATTAAAATAACATTGATTGTACATGATGATCGGCAATGTTTGACTAATATTGTGATAGTACTTGCTTAAAATTGGAGTGTAAGGATCAAATTTATCACTAACTTTGATTATATCCAATAAGCTAGAGTCTACCCCAAGATCCTTGCCTTCGTATTTGAGAATAAAATTTTTATCTGACCAGCTATCCAGCTGATTCACTAAGTGGTCCCGAGCCGCTCTCTTTGATCCAGCAGTACATAAAAATATCAAAGGTTTTGGATATTCAAATGTATAATTCTTGTCAATGTAAAAACAGAATCTGCCGGGACTGAGATAGGTGTCAACTGTTTCAAACAATGCAAACGGGTACCAGATCAGATCGTAACTTATATCTAAGTTAGCAAGATCTTTATTCCAAGTTCCGCTAGAAACAATAATGTAGTGCTTTGATTTATTGTATCTATTAAATGCAACGGCAGAATGCAAGCCTTCAAGTAATGCATCAATAATTACTATATCTGAGTCACAGTTGTTTATGTTATCAAAGTCAGCAAACTGATAGCATGGTATTCCGTTAATTTTTTTGTCTACTTTGATTGAAGAATATCCGTGATAAAATTGTTTGTTGTCAGACCAAATTTGATAACGATTTAAAAATTCATCAATGATGCTTGAACGGCTAACGTCTATATCAATCATTACCACCCTGCCTTTTCTAAAATGTCCTTGGCGTATTCTTGATCAGCCATATAATCTTTAAATTTTTGTTGCCATATATCTGCGTCAATGTACGGCCATATCATTTCAATTTGCTTTTCGTCTAAGCCATTTAAAAACTCCCGGCCACTATCGCAGTTATAGATTACCCACGGACTGATCTTACCAGTAGTAATTGCATGACAAAGTATATTGGTATTACCGTATCTAAGATAATCTTTTGATGCATGTCCATTTTTTTCTTCCCAATCAATGCTATTTTCAATAGACCTAGCCAATGCATCACTAACCGACTCAAGTTTAAGATACCATAATAGGTACTCTGTGTAGATACTATCTTTGCACCAATAGTCAAGTTTTTTATTTTGTTTAACAACCCACTCGGTGAACCTTGCTGGATTGATTGCTCGGATATCCACGCAGTATCTACCAAACTTGGTAAATGCTCTGTAATACGAACTGTCAGCAAAATCATCAAAGGTTTTTAACTTTGCTGATCCTTGTGTAACTTCATAGAATTTTAAATATGCCTGAAATCCCAGTTGAACACCACGTTCGTGTTGATCTTGCCTGCGCTTCTTTTGTTCACAGACATGTACTGCCAAACTATTTTCTCTAATGAAGTCTTTTTTACAATATTGACATTGGTATGTCATTTTTCTTGACCGTGATCTTTAATGTATTCGTCTAATTCTTTTTTAGTAATTAACTTACTAAGCAATTCAATCTCATCCATCTTTTTGTTTGGATACAATTCTGCCAACTGTTTTTTAATACTGCCAGCACCGGGTTCTTTTTTCTTTGGTGCAATCCAAGGATGTCTTGGCGTTCCTAGATTAGGACTAATAGCAGTGGCACACAACCACTGAAGCTTAGGGTGTTTGTTTATAGCAAAAAAATGTTTGTTTAAGTAATGATTACAGCTACGCACATAGTATGCTTGAATCTCACTGCTGTCTTCAACACTACTACCCCAACGTATCATGAGATAGTTACTGAACTTTTTTAATTCTTCCGGAGTTAAACTATCATAAAAATTACGATTCTTGGTATCAAGCTGGCGCATTTCATTACTGATGTTTAGTTTATCTGACATTGCCTATTGCCTTTGATAACATGTTGATATGATTTTTCATGCGCCCAAGTTCACGATGAATTCGTTCAATTTCGCTAGCCTGTTGTTTAAGTTTTTCTTCTAGTTCTGTAATATGAGTATCAACAGGGTTGATTTCTTTTTTTAAAATAACCGGCACTCGGGGTCGGTCAGCATCGTCTTTGTATTGTTCCATTTAATAAACCCTATTAATAAATTTTTGATACCCTGGAGCAATCCACCGAATAGTTATAAACGCAATTGGCCACGCTGTTATCCAATGTATTAGCCATAGTGCTAGTTCTAAATAAAAATGCTCTTGGTGCATGTGAGTAACTGTAAATGTAATCATCCCAGTTGCTGTTAAACTGGTTAATAACTGTAATATTAACAGCTTCATTTACCAAGCTTTATTGTAGTCAACAATTTCACAGTTACGACTAACATCCTTGACAAAATATATGCACTCGGGATTTTCTCCATCCTGAATAGGAACTGCTAACATTTGCCCATTCTTAAGTTTGGGCGCATACCAGGCAACTTCGTGATAAACATCAATTATTTCAATGTCAGGAAAACTAGGTCTGAAACTGGTCAGTGGGTTAAACTGGAAAGCTTTAAAGCCTCGATCATTGATAGACGTCAATGGCAGTACTTCAAGGTCTCCTATGTCGGGCTCCCCAATTAAAATTTGCCAATCAACTGGCATACGAATTTGATTTTCACCAATACGTAGTACCAGTGCTGGACTGTTAAAACTTTCCAAAAAGATTAGTGGAATGTAATGATAGTCTGGATTTGATGGATCACTGTTATCAAGTATTGCAAACCGCATGTCATCGACTTCGTCGGGCAATGTATCTAAATCATAGCAGGCATTGTCTAGTGTTAGTATTCTCATAGTAAGTATTATACATTATTATTGCAGAAAGTCAAGCCTTACTTGATGGTCATCCATTCTAATTTTTCAGCAGAGAATGGATAGTTGGCTTCTTTGTAAAACTGTTTTCGTTTGGTCATGTGCCGTTTTGCAAATTTGCAAGTACTGGTTATGTCCCATATTTGGACATGATCTTTATCCTCTGCTTTTCTAATACCCCTACCAATTGATTGGATAACCCTAACAAAGCTCTTGCCAGGTTCCACAAGCACCAAGTTAAAAATTCTCGGTATGTTAATTCCAACCGCTGCCACACCGTAAGTGGCAACAATAATTTTGCCCGTTGATTCTGCAATTTCATCATAATGTTCTTGTCTTTCTGTACCTTTAGTTGCACCCGAAACAAATACTGCCTTGTCTCCAAGTCGTTGGGCTAGTGCTTGCCCTGCACTGATCCGGTCAACAAGAACTAATGTATTGCCAGTTTCGTTTACCTGGTTAATTAAGCTAGCAATTGTATCTAATCTGCCAGATTCTTCTAGTAGGTATTTTAGTTCGCTCTGATAGTTGCTGTATTCAACATGGTCAACCAGTTGTACAATATTTACGTGGCATTGTGCTAGTACGCCCCTGTCTTGCAATTCACTGGCAGCCAACTTACTAATAACTGGTCCAAGGCTGACATGCAATGCTTCAAATTCAAACCGCTCCTTAGGAACAGTACCGGTTAATCCCCACCGAATTGGCACTTCAGACATAACACTGGTCAACAACGTTTTTAGCGCATCTGCTTTGGCCATGTGTACTTCATCTACAATAACGCACACCACACCCTCAATGAAATCTCCAATGCTGACTTCTGCTTCGCCGGACTTGGTGTTCTTCATCATGTTGTTTAGACTCTGCCAGGTACAGATTGTGTGTGTCTTGTTATACTCTTTTCGATCTCCAAAGTATACTCCAACGTCAAGTCCAAGATTAATATAATCTTTTTCTGTTTGTCTCACTAGGTCTTTGTTGGGAACAATAACGATACTACGCCCATATTGTTGTATGCTGTAACTCATAGCCGCTGTCATAATTGTCTTTCCAGCACCTGTTGCTACTTCTTGTATGCATTGTGGATTTTGTAAAAAGTTGTTGACTATCTCTACCTGATAATCACGCAACATGATTGGTTGGCCTTCCATCGGATGATTCTTAGGCCAATTTGTTTCAGCAAACGTATCCTCCTTGACAAGAGTAAAGTCAAAGGTAGTGCGATATTCTCGCAAATCTTCTACGTCAACATCATAGTTATATTCTTCAAGAATTGGTATAATCTCTGGTAGTAAATTTACATAGGTACTGCCACCAAGTTGAAAAAAACTAACCTTACCGTCCCAGCGGCCTAGTCTTACTGCTGGCAAGTAACGTGCGTAAGGAACATCGTACTTAAATTTGTTTACTAAGGCCCGTCTAGCATTTAAATCAAGTCCCTCAATCTTTAAGTTCACTTCATCTCGGATTATTAATTTAGCCTGCATAGTTTTGTAGTTTCAGCCATTCTTGGTAAAAGGTATTGTTCAGTTCCGGTGATTCTACATAGTTAGCAAGATCCTCAACAGCATGCCCTGATAGTATGCGTTCAAGTGTAATGATCTTTTTTGTATGTGTCTTTACCATATTAGAGTAATCTATTAATGTTTTTGCATACCCAGTAACATCATCGGCTCCGCAAAATTGTTGCATCTCTTTCCAAACGTTTGGTCTGTGCAATTGTTTAAATCTTTCTGCGGCCCACAATGCTGTGTCAAACTTATTTACAGTAACCGTAATAAAATCTTGACCTGCACTAACATGATAATCTAAATCATGACTGGGTAAGCTATTATACACTAAACTCATGTCATGTACATACTTTGTTTTTTCTAAATCATTTAAAAAGGTATGAGGTTTGTTCAATTGACACCGGTCAGCTGACATTTTAACTGCGGTTCCACTTATTTCACAACCTTGTGAATCTATTACAGCGGACAACACATGTCCACAAGTTCCGCCGGTGTAACAAATTATCATCAAGGTTGGTATTCCCAATGTATTTTAATGTTACCATTGATTAGATCATCAATTTCACCAATCTGTGTATGGTCCGTCATTTGGTCAGTGGTAGTAATTAGTGTGTGTGACAAGTTAACTAACTTGAATCCATTGGTTTCCATGGAATCAATCCAGCTTGCTAGCAAATCACTGAATTTGTACTTTAACCGATTGTGAAAAATAAAAATGTCTCGAAATGAAAAGAATATGTTTGCACCCGGT